ACTTTCGCCTCAAATCACCAGTATCCACATCACTTGTTGCGGTACCTGGACCATTAGCTAGAACATCCGTTGCACCTAAACCACTCAGTTCGACATAATCAGGTATAGCCATTTCTAACTCCTTTATTTTGTCTTATTTATAGTTTAAGTTAGGCTATGGCTCAAATGCCTTAACCTAACAGTTCTTCGATATTTCCATCTGAGTTAAGTAACGCATCAAATACATTGTCATTTTGGTTATTAGATTTGCCTGCATTATTTGCATTACCGACACTGGCAGGTATGTCACGTACGTTCTTCATCTGATTAATCATATCATTTTTAGTAGCATTAGCAACATTAGCATTAACTTTATTTTGATTTACCATTGCGTACATATCATCAAAAGTTATACCTCTTTCACTAATTCTAGCTTGAGCTTCTGTAGCAAATGCTTGAAATTCATCATTAGTCATTCCATGCTTTTGCATAAATTCAGCAGCTTGTTTTTTAACAGATTCACTTTGCCTTGTTTGTTCGGCTACTTGATTCTGCTCAGATACTATTTCGTTAGCTTTTTGATTTACGATATTTCCTACCATCTTATCAAAAACTTTACGAGAATCAGAATTAGAATCACTTATCATTTCATCAGGGTCAAATTGAAAGTCTTCATCAAGATTTAATTGTTTTTTCATATCTGTGTTGACTTTTCCCCCATTTTGAAAGTAATCTCTAACATGATTTACCAATCCATTGTCCTTTTTCATCGCATCTAGTACTGGAACGAAAGGTTTCAACTCATTGAGTTGGGCTTTCAAATTCTGTGCTTCACGACTGGAATCACTATATCTTTTTTTCAGACTATTTAACTCAGTGTTTTCTGAACCTTGTGATACCGATGCCTCAGTTTCAACTGTTTGATTGGAGCCCTGATTATCAGGGGTTACCGCAGTTTGTGTTTCAGGCTTTTCAGGCTCTTGGACCATGCTATTAACATTGTCTTCAAGAGCAGAAAAGAAATCATCACTTTCGGAGCCAAGAACAGCATTATCTACTGCTTCTGGGTTACCTTGGACGTTTTCTTCATTATTCATAGTTTTTCTCCTTTATTATGAATATAATATAGTTTTAAGATTTAATATCCTCCAAACCTTTATTTACATTATTTTTTGCCATTTTAATTTCATCATCCATTACCTTACGTAGATGCTTTTGCATGGCTTGTGTTTCAAGTCTTTCTTTTTCAATAGTAGATTTAGTATCATGAGTCTTCTTACTAACTTCTACATCTCCTTGCATAATCTTATTTTTAATACCTGCTTGAACTAATTGTCTTTCTAATGTTTCAATAGTTCCAGATTTATTTTTGATTTCCTCATCTTTAGCTGCAACTTGTTGTTTTAATTGAGCATATACACTTTTACGTTTAACAATACTTTCTTTATTCTTAATATCAGTTTCAGATAAAACTGCTATATCGTCAACAACTCCAAGTCCCATAAGTTCCTTTAATTCAGCAAGATAAGCCCATCTATTTATAGGTAAAGTAGAACCAGCTACTATCTTAACATCAAACTTAGCAGAAGCATAATCTTTCCATTTGCTTATAGCTTGACCTAAGTCATTATACATAGGAACATTAATTTCAACTTGCTTATCTTCCTGTATAGCATTTGGTTGAACTATTCTAAATGTTTTATGAGCTGTATATATTGATTGAGAGTATTCTTTTACTACATGCCCTAATTGTTTTAGTGCAGGTTCAATGCAATGTTTCATCCAATATTTAATTCTTCTAGTTCCATATTCATCCATAGCAAGCATACCTTTATAAGGCATATCTTGAGTAGAACCTGTATCTCCCATTTGAGATGAAAATATACCAGCTAAATATTCCATATCCTGTTTACCAGTTTGAGTCAAACTAAAAAATGCATTATTTAACTGGAATGGTTGAACAGGAGTAGGGGGATTATATCCCTGCCTCATAGGAAGCAAAGCTCCAGGAGCTGATGAATACTTCTCCCAATAATCAGTGTCAACACTACCCTCTTCATACATCCATCTTAAGCTACTTCCTAATGAAGCATTATGTATCATTAGTTGATGAGCTTTATTAATTTCTCTTTGTTTCCCAATAAGAGGTGATACAGCTGACATAGGAAATGGAGTACCAGTCCACTTATAATGAAATGGAACAATAGGATATTCAGAAACAGGTAAGTTCTTGATATACAACGTTTTATCACCTACTACACAACATAATTTAACCATAGTTTTATGGAACGGTATAGCCTCAACAACTCTACTTTTAAAAACATTATCCTTTGTTAATATATCATATTCTTTTTTAGTTATAATTTTATTATCTACCTTTGAAGCTTCTTCTTGAAGCTGATGTCTAACCTCTACAGCAATAGACTCTATTTGCTTAGCCATCATCTCTTGTTCTTTTTGAAGCTCAAGTTCCATTCTTTCAGGTAATATTTTACCTTCTTCAACAGCTTTCTGCATTTCTAAAGAAGTTTCTTTTAATTTAACTTGCATTTCAATCTTCTTTTTTTCTACAATAATTTTAGCCTGTTGTTGTATCTCTTGAATTTTAGCTTCATCAGGCGGTATTCTGTAAAATAAATTAATATAAGGAACTTTTTCCTTTTCATACATTTCAAAGAATTCTATTAACTCATTTTCTTCTTCACTATATAAAGAATTATTTCCATTCATTTCCTTATATCCAAAATCATGTTGAGACATATCTGTTGTTTTTTCTGAATAGTTATCGTATTCAGATTCATTAGAGGATGCTGCCATAATTTTACCTTTGCTGTCAGGGAATAATTGGACAAGGTGTCCTTTGGGTAGTATTTTGCGGATTAAAATATAAGCAGCATCTCTAAATAATATATCTCTTGATTTATTATCAACATAAACATCAAACGGGTCTGGTTGCTGTATAACTACTTCTCCCATACCATTGTCAGCATCAGCATCTACAGTAACCATCAAGTACCCCATAGATTTAGTTACTGAATCGTTAATAGCATTAGAAAGAATTGTGTCTCCATCTGATAGGTTCCATATATAATCAGCTATATCTGAAAATACAGAAGCAACATCACTGTCACTACCTTCTGTTCCTACAGCTTGCCATCTAGGAGATTTAGCAGTAGCATAAAAATTAAGCATTTCAACTACAGGTATAATCCTATTGATTGTAAATGTAGGCATACCTTGTTCTTCAAGAGCTATTTTTTCATCACCACTTAATTGATTATCATTAGCGAAATCATAACCTTTTTGATTAATATATTCCCATTGAACTCTATTATCTGTTTTAGCATACTGATAAACTTCTTGTACTCTAGTAGCCATCTTATCTTTTCTTTTTGCCATTAATTCTCCGTTATGCTATGACCCACGATTTAGGTGCAGGTCTTTTTTTATAAAATCTTTTTTCTTTTTTACCTTCTTCATGAATACCTACAGGTGGGTTAGCATATTTACATGCATATGCTAGCGCATCTATTACATCATCGTGTCCCATACGGGGACCAAAGGTTATTATCTCATGCTCCAGGTCATATTGTTCTTTCTTTAAATGTATCTGACCTATTGCAAATCTCTGAGCTAATATTTCCTGTATTCTATCACGCTTACTCATCCTAGTTCCTGGTTTCTCCTCTTTAAAACGAACAGAAAAATCATTCCTTCTTCTTGTTTCTGCTCGTAGCGCCTGGAATACAGGTTTAGACATTGTAGTATCCTCTACAATAAATAAGCTAGGATGAAATATATCTGAATAGTCAAACATATAATCTACTATACCTTTATTCTTTTCTCCAGGAATACCTAAAACTGGTATACCTCTCTTTCTTAAATAATCAAGTACATAAATATTATTATCTGAATCTACTGCTATAGTAATTATAACAGAAAAATCAGCATCTCTCCTGGCACTATCTGTAGCTGGGTCAACACCAGCGAAAATATTTACTGGTTTTAACTGACCATCTATATTCAAAAAACATATATCACTTTCTTCATCATACTGAAACTTACCTTCCCAGTATTTAATATGGTCTCTGGTGAACATTGAGTCATCAGCAGACTGAACTTCCATCATATATTCTTGATAAAACTTATATGGCTGACCTGAATCTGCGTAGAACTTCTTTTTACGCTCCATTTCTTTTTTACCGAACCAGCTATTCCACAGCATAGTTCCGTCATCCATTATTGCTTTCCTAAGAACAACATCCCAAGAAAATTCTTCACCTTGTTTAATAGCTTTTTCATAATTAACGATGAGGTTATTAATGAAACTATCGTAATGAACAGGCGTACCATTAATCCTAAGCCTACCACTACCAGGCTCAAGAGCAGGAAAAACAACAGCTGTAATAAGGTTAGAATTCTTTGCTCTCGCCTCTGGCGTAATGGTGTTATTCTCGTCCTCGAAATCATCAAGAGTTACCAAATCATATCTTTTATGTAGCTTGGCACCACCTCTAATACCAGAGATGTTAGATTTTGATATAAGTTTACAACCATTAGTTGTCTCTATATCTGTTTCTGTCCATTTTGTGCCCTTTAAACTACCGAAATAATACAATATTCTTTCATTAAACTCCAAATGATATTTAATGTAATCCATATTACCAGTCGCAAGTTTAGCAGTAGCTGACACCCAGCCATAAAATAAAGGTTCTTTAGTAAAACAAAAGGCTTGCAGTATATCACATTTAGTAAGAACTGTCTTACCATGACCTCTAGGCAAGATAATAGCTACCTGTCTTTTTTCTTTATCTGTAATAGCATCTGCAATTTCATAGTGAAAAGGAGGAGTCTCAGACCTGAGGAAGTCATCTTGCAGGAATAATTTTCCAAAAGCAATTAAATCCTTTGAGGCTAATTGAAGCGCCTCCTCCTGTTTCGACAATTGTTTCGGTGAGTGTTTATTAATATTTGCCACGTTTAGACGTAACCTTGCTCTTGCCTTTAGTTGTTTTTTTACCCTTAGTTATTCTCTTCCCTGTTCTTTTAGCATAAGCCTTAGCCGCAGCCTTACCTTTCTTTGAGTAACTAAATTTCTTGCCTCCTACTTTTGGCATTATTTATCCTCCTTCTTAGGTTCTAAATCATCTAATGTTATTATGTCATCCATGTATCAACCTCCCGTCAAATCTAGTTATTACTAACTGAGCAAACTCACTTCTCCAATATTTACATCCTTTTGATACTATATTTACAGGAATTGCTTTGGGTTCTTCGAACCATCGGCAATTGCCTTTTTCATGCAAACCACAGGACAAGCAACTACTCTGCTTCGATTTCTTTAGGTCTCTGGGCTTCATCAATCATACCGTCTGTAAGTCCTTGAAACTGTACTCCAGTAATTTGCTGTATTTTAGGAGCATTCTTATCTTCTAAATCTAATATATCAGACAATTTAAATAAAGCTTTAAGTTTAGTATCATCTTTCTCAGCTGTCTGAGCTACTATCTTAATATTCTCAAGTACCATTTTCTCATTTATCTCTAGTTCTTCTAATATTGGTTTTAGTTCTTCTTTCACAGCAGTTTTTATCCTCTCTGTCTTTATTAAGTTAACAGCTTTCATTCTAGCATACTGTTTATTATTAGTAGGAAAAGCCTTAACATAGGCATCCTCAGGGGATAAACCTTGTGATATGTAAGTAACAAATAGCTCCTCATTAGCTGTCATCTTTCTTCTATTAGCAACTACCTGTTCAGGCGTAGAGTCCCCCCCAAAGGAATATATATTAGTTCTTTTATTTGAGTCCATATAAGTGTCTTTTAAAACAAGAAAGGTACCCGTACAGGTACCAACGTAAGCTCTCTCTCCATTCTTTCTAAGCATACTACCTTTCCTAAGTATCTGTATAACTGACTTATCATCAGTAAGTACCCAGTCATCTATGTTACCCATACGCCAGTTGCGTACTATCTTTACATGAGGAGGTACTTCACTTTCTGTATCATATACGGTATGCTTAATACCCTTAACCTTGTAATATCTCACGCTTCTCCAACTTCGTATAATGAATCAAACATTCGTAAATCCTCTTCATCGAAATAATCCTCTAGATATTGCCAACTACAGTCTACTGGACCAGAGAATCCCTCTTTGTCTATAGTCTCGCATATGTACTCAACACAGTCCTTATCTTCGTTATAGGCTATTTCTAGCTTATATACTAGACATCCTTTAGCTAACTTACTCTTCTTATTATTTAATTTATCTGACATATCATTACCTTAAGCTATGTGAACAAATCCTCAAAGATTTGTGAACCACTACCTACTTAAGCTTACTGTAGCTTAATTATTAACTTAAAACAAATTCGTTAAAAATGAATTCAATATAAGTTATATACTTTTTTTTTAATAATCAATAGTTTTTTTAAGGCTCTAAGTTACTGTAAATCAAGTACTTATGAAATTAAGGGTTTAGCTCTTTTAATTTGGTTAAGCAATCCTAGAAAAGTTTGAAAAATTTGGGCATTTTAGTGGAGGTCTAAATTCACACAACAGGCACCCTGATTTCAATTTTTTTATATAAGTTTTTAGTTATTTTTGAATTGAAATACATTTAATTAATATTAATAGAAGAAAGGAACGAAATGATTAATTATTTCAAGGCTTACCTATACAAAAGAACTCTACCTTCCACAGGTCAAGAGATTTGGGTACTATCAACAAGAATGCAAAGAGCAGTATCTTTTGCAGGTAATCTTATTGGCGGTGCATCTTACTCTGAATTTACTCCTGGAGCTACTACAGTCAAAGGTGGGAAGACTCGTACTATCTGGCTTAATGATATGAATAATGATTTAGCAGAGCAGTACAAGAAGCATGCAAAAGGGAATGTATTCTATCTTGGTATTCCAACTGACGATAGCGAACAAGTACAAATCCTTACTCCTTCTGAATATGATAGTGTTAATGCAGAAGAAGATGTGTTTGAGCAAGAACAAGCACAAGTTTAGTATCACGAGCCTGTCATAGAACACCTTGATATAGCATCAGGGCACATAGTTTAATGTTCGTTGGCTTATTATTCGCAGGGCTACTTACCTATTAGTAGGTAGCCTTGCCTATTACCTTGTAGCACACATAAAAGGGCAAATTATATAAATAAACGTCAACTAAACAAGGAGTTACAATGAATTACGAGCTAAAGAAGGTATATAACCGCTATAAAGAGTGGGTTTTACACATTATTATGTCTTGGCTAACCTTAACCTTATGTTTTGGTTTAATAGCCTTATTCTTCCGATTTCTACATTGGATATTTACCTATTAGTAACACTATGTGTTTATGTTCCAGTAAGTTAAGTACTATCCATTAAATTGGTGCACCGATGACTTACGTTGGACAAAGCAAGTGAACAAGGGCGAACCTTAAGTAACTTGCTTGGCACATTATTATACAATAAAGATTTAGTAGTAAACAATTGCGTAAGCAATCGGCAGTATCATGTCGTTAGGATAAGTATCGCAAGATACCCAAAGTGATGGTTGAGACACAATCATTGCGCTATTTATAGTCCATAGATACAAGCCTCTATGTATGTAATCTCGAAGGCAAAGAGAATATATATCATCAAGATGGTAATTGATGTGAGTGTGGTAACACACAATAAGATAAGGGGTAGGGATAATAGCTTGAGTGTGACTGCAAGAGCGTATTCCAGTATTATGGTTAATCCTTTAGTGATAAAGGGCAATACCAAACATACCATAATTTATAATATGTCAGTTATAAATTGTAGT